CAGAATCTGCTTTACGCCATTCACAGTGCCCAGCGTCCACCGCAAATTCTCTCTGCAGGCTTTTACAATGCGCCCTTCGCTCACATCGCGCAGCAGCGTGGAAGTAAGGTAGGCAGACACACCTTTGTTGTAAATGAAGTCAATAATTACTGCCTGCTGCAACACTGTTAGCTGCTGCCATCCTGGGGTATTTGCTTTGGCCACGCGCTCAGCCGAGTGATACCGGCCCCGTTCCAAGGCGTAACACTCGGCAGGAGTGTAAATCTTGCCTGCCACTACCCCAGCCCCCGTAACACCATTGCAGACCGTCAGCGGCTGGCCAGCGCCGCGTTTGTCAATATATGGGACGCCAATGTGCTTGCCGCTACTTTCGTAGAAGCTACCCATAACCATGGCCACTTTTACGGCCTCGCTTGTACCCTGGGCATTGGCAACCACATGCACATAGTTTTGGGTTTCTGTGGGGAGGCCGTCATAGGCCACAAATGCGCCTCCTGCCCCTAGGCTTACGCCCAAGGCAACCAGCATGGCGCGCAGCATTTTTGGTACGTTAGATTTCACAGTTCTGCCCTTTGCGTGTCGGTCATTTTTTGGTAGTCCTCGAACAGCACTACCCGAGTTTTGCGCGGCTTGATCCACTTCCAGCGCTCGGCCAGTGGGCGCACAATCTTTTTCCACAGCCATTCACAAATTAGCAGGCTGGTATAAATGGCAGCCACAATGCTAGCAATGGTGCCCCATGGGATGGAATTTACCCAAACCCAAGTGGCATAGCTCGCATTGCTGCTAGCCGCCTGCGCAATCTTGTCTGCAGCATCAGCTTGTGCACCAGCAGCCAAGGCAATAGCGCTGCTAGCTTTGATAACCGGCATTTTGATTTCTGTTGTATTGGGCATATGCATCAGGAAAAAATATGGATAAGGCTGTCGTTTGCAAAGCGCGGTGCAGGCCCGCCACCAACCACAGTGCGTGGGGTGTCCATTGGTGCCCAAAAAAGAAGGTTGCCGCCCACGCCTGCCGCGTCACTCACGGCACGATGCGTGATAGTCCCCCAAGAGGTCGTAGGCGCGGGGTAAATGATTGGGCTGTTATTAGAGGTGCGGCCACTGGTGCCAGTGCTGGGCACAGTAGATCCTGCGCTTTGCGTGCCAGACCATGCTGCAAGGCTGCTAGGCACACTTTGGGAACTATAGCCCCCTGCGCTTGGTACTTCTGTACCGCCGCCTGCATTTGTGGGCGCGGAAGTCATCAGCCGCACAAACACATTGCCTGGCCAGCTAAAAGCCTGCGCTCTAAAAATCAAATCAATGAGCTTGTTGGATGCGTAATCGCTAAGGCCCCCAGTTAGGCCCAGGGTAAGCGTTACAGATCCAATTGGGAAATTAACCGGATCGCCGCTGGCGTATGTCACAGGGGCTACAGGCACCCAGCAAAACATGTCTGTGCCAGTGAAAATGCCCAGAGCAATAACTGTTGCCGCGCCGCCTGCTGCGCCAAAGTCCCACGCTGTATTGTTGCTTGTCTGGTGGCTTGTTCCCGTGCTGCTGGTCACAGATCCAGGGGCCTGCGTGCCAGCCCAATTTGCAAGGCTGCGTGCTACGGTAAGCCGTGTGTAGCCTGGCCAGCTAACCTCTGTAAAGGTGCTGTCAGTGACAGCAGTAAGTAGGCCAATGGTGAAGTTTGCCGCAAGGGGCATTGCCTGCCCCCGCGTAAAGTCCACTAGCTTGTTTTCTCCGTAGTCGCGCAATAGCATTTCTTAACCTCCGTCGCCGCCCCCATATCCAAGAGTTTGCATAAATAGGGTGGTGCTGGCCTGTATTGTAAATGGGTCGGCAGCGTCTCTGATTTGCACCCGGCCATTAAACGGATCACCCTCCAGCTCCAGCACGACATTTTCGCTCAGTGGCATCCATGGGCTAGTGCGCCATAGGCCGCTGTCGGTGTATGGGATATCTGTAAACCATGGGCCTGCAAATTGGCCATCGCCTACTGATTGCACCTGGCCGCGCACTTGAATTTCATATGCCTGCCCAAGTTCTGGGGTTGGTTGGGGACTTACTACCGCCCACTGCCCTGCAATGATTGTGTTCTCTGGCCCAAGGGTTGGATTAACACGCTCAATACGCAACAGGCCATCAGATTGGAAAGTTAGCTTAGGTTTCACAAATTGAATACTTGTGAAGTTAAGCCCAGACAGTGCGATGGTGCCTGCTGGTGGTGTTTCCGTACCGCCTTCTTCGTCTGGCCAGTTTTCAAATGCGTCAGGGTCATCGCCCTCGCCAGTGAGCAAATGCGCGTCAGCTGTGTGTACAGCTTCATTGTCAACAACGGCATACATTTCAAACAAGGGTGCACCCTCCGCGTCTTTACCCCGTGGGCGAATGGCCAGCATCTTGGCTAAGTGCCGGTATTCGTCACCATCGTACAGCGCGTATTTGGTGCGCTCGCTACGGCTATCGGACAAGTTCAGGGCAAAATCTGGTTCTTCTGCCAAAACCACGCTGTAAACGTCTTCCCCTGGTGTCACGGCTATTGGCTTAGTCACGCTGCCATCTGGTCGTTGCAGGACAATAGAGCTATTGGGGCCTAGCGTTGGCGGCTCTGTGAGGCTCAGATTACGGCTACCTGCATCCCAAAATGCGCAGTCTCCAGCTTGCGCAGCGTTGTGCAATATCGGTGCAAACAGCACTGGTGCCCCGAAGTAGACAAGCGCCGCATTCATTTCAGTAGACCATGTGCAATATTTGCGGCGCAGGGCATTGCTAGCGGCCTGGTATAGGCCCTCGCGCTCCGCCTGTGTGGGCCCTGTGATGCCAGGCATCTGCAAAATTACAGGGTTCTCCATTGGGGGTTCGCCATTTGGCTTCCAACGGGGGTCATCTGGGCTAGTGTAGTTGCGACCAGGTGCAGGACATTCCACTTCCAGCCAGTCAAATGCATTGCGATCAAAATATTGAACAATGATCCCATCTGCGCTTTGGTCGGTGTGCTGCAAATATTGAAAGCTGCTGCTATCACGCAGAATATTGCGACTTGTAAAAGCCGTGATAGGCAATTCTTCGTATTCGTCACGAATGGCACTACGTTTGCCATTGCGTCTGATGGGCGTAGTGCGGCATACAGCACCAATCAATTTGTCCGCATCAAAGCTGGTGGTACGCGAGTCAAAAATATAGTCAAAGCGATCTTTGCGTTCGTCGCACACCATTGCGATTGCATGCACACTTGCAAGGTCTATGCGCTCTGCAGGCATGCGGTCGCCATATATGGGATTCATCCACTTATCGACCAACGCCCACATAGGATTGCGCGTAACAACAGGCTCAGCGCTAAAACCTTCTTCAGGGCTCCAAGTGTGCAACTTGCGCTGCCAGATAACGCCAATTTTGCGCTGACTAGCGCCGCTCATTTGCTCGCTAGCTTTAATGCGCACTTCCATATGCGTGACAGTAGGCGCAAGAGTGGCCGTATTCACCAAATAACCGCGCATAGCAAACCAGCTGCATTCGTCGTAAAGCTCGGTGCTGTCTGACTGCTTTGTGGTGCGCCGCACGCGAACTGCGATGCGCACAGGTGCGTCAAATTCAAAATAAAAACTACGGCGCTGTGCAGTTAGACTGCTTGCTGTAATTTTCTGCAGTGGCAATGTTATCCAATCTCCAAGCGGCGCGTATGCATCGTTAATTTCGCGGTAAGTTACCTCAATTTCTACGCTGGCCTCTGAGGTCTTGCCGCTGCTCAAATTTACCTTGGCCAGACCACGCGGGCAGACCACATCAATGCCAAGGCCCCTCAGCCTGCGACCAGGCCCGCAGGCTACAAAAGGCCCTGTGGGTATTTCGTCACCTAGGGTTTGGCCGTTTACCTCTACCGCTGTAACTACGCTGGCTTTAACCAAGCTTGGCTGGGTGCCTGGCGGCAAAATCTTGTATTCAACATCTGTAAATGACTTAATATCACTGTCGCCAATAGTCACAGCGCCAATGTCAAAGTGCCCGTGGCCAATGGCATACAACCCATAGAAAAATTGGTCGCCTTCTGGTGCGGTTTCAGTGCTGTATTCTGCATAAGGCTGGCTCGCATAGTCGGGGAAACTACGCAACCGTCCATAGCACACTGGTATTGGGGAATTCAGTCGCGCTTGGTTGCCAGCCAAGGCCACGTCATATGTTGGGCTGGCCTGCTGGTACTGATTAACATTGCTATTGGGCTTGGGCATTATCAGCGCGTTAATAAGCGCCGTGCCAGCAAGCACAATACCTGCTGATACCAAAGTAGCAGCGGCACCTGTAAAACCAAGAATAGGGCCTGCTAGGTATGGTGCAAATATGGTAAGGGCAATAGCTGCAATGGCCCCTAGAATGCTGCGTGAGCCACCGCCCCCGCCAGCGACAATAGCGTGCATGTCAACAACATCACCTGGCTGCACAGCACGATTGCGCCAGTAGTCCCGACTCAAAGGCAAACCATTGGCGACACATACCCATGGCAGGCGGTGATGTGGCAATAGCGCGGTAATTTTTGTCCCTGCTGCTACCTGCAATTGCAGTGGTGCTACGCCAGGCATCGGCGATGCGTAAATGTTCACAGTACCCGTGTAGGCCTTATTTATTTCTTGTGCGAGTGTCATAGCGCCAAACCTCAATATTTGAATAGCCACGCTTTGCAAAGTCTGCAATGGTGGGGATTATTTCCACGCCTGCCAGTGTATCAGCGTGAATGAAGCGCATGCCTTTTGAAGTTGCGATAGCCACCGCTATATGGTGGCCCAAAGCACTGCGCATAACTAAAGCATCACAACATTTTGGCGCATCTTGTACAGGGCCCCATTTTTGCTGCTTGGCGATGGTTGTCATAGCATTGCTGTTAGTGGTTTCACGCACAGCAATTTGGGGCATTTCCAGCCCCAAACGTTCTTTGAAAATGGCTCTTGCCAAACCCCAACAGTCGTAGGCTTGAGGCCCTTCTGCTGCTAGCTGGTATGGCTTGCCAATATATTTTGCGGCCCAATGCATAGTGTTATCGGGAGCTGATGCCCGGGTACTCTCTGACGTTGTAATCTTTGGCAGGAAAACCCTTGTTCACTGGGTCATCATAGGCCGCTGTGCCTGTAACGCTTGTTTCGTTAACTTCTACGTCCTGTAGAACCAATGACAATGGTGGCATTACCGCAGGGGCGCTAGTATCGCTGCTGACATAAACACGCTCAATAATGCCTATTTTGTCAGTAGTTAGCATTGCTGCATCAAGCCGCGTGGCCAAAATACCGGACACGCCATCTATTTGCACATTGATGGAAGGGCTTGCCCCATTTTCACTTTGTTCAGGGGCTGTCACCAGTACCGGGCACGGTATAAACTCTACTTCTTCGCCTGTTTCCAAAGTAGCTTGTAAAGCCTTGTAATCGTTAACAATTAGAATTCTGTCTTCAAAAGTAGGGTGGGTTATTTCGTATGTGTATAAAACAACTTGATCTACCGGCGAAGAAGCCACAGCTTCTGCATACGCTTCGGATAGCGACACGCCGAATTGGGCGTCTTTGTATTCTGGCATTTAGCGGATCTCCATTTGCAAGCGCAATTTATTGGACATACCAAAATTGCGAATTATCCAATCTTTTGGCAAGTCTTCTGCCCACACATGCGCCGTTTGAAAGCGCTCACGCTGTACCCTGATAATTACAGATTGATTTTGAATGTACGCAAGAACTATATCACTAAGCCCGGTTTGGTATTGGCGTTTGTCGTCAAGGCTCAAAAATGGGCTGATGACCCCCGCCTGCAGAGCAGTAATTGCGTAATCTCCTGCCAGGCTATCGTACCAGCGCAAATAGCTTTGGCCATCGGCCACTGTGTAAACAGCACACCACCGCATATTTTGGTCAAAGCAAAAAGATAACCAAGTTATTTGAGTTTGATCAAATATTTTAGCAGATGGCGTGTTTGGTGCCTCTACCATAACTGCCCCCGCGTCACGTTCAAACCAGCAGCGCCAAGTTTGCACCCTAAGACCCTGGCTTGAATCCTGCAACCCAATGCCGCCCAACTCATAATCTATAGTTGGGCGCTTTGGCATATTGTCAGGAGGCAACAGACTGCCTATGACAGCCTCTGATGATTTGACGGGTATCATGTTCTGCGTGACCAAGAGATAGACAAATCAATAGCCAAAGTGTTCTGCGCCGTTTTCATAATAGGGGGTTGTACAAGTATCTGCGTGCCCATAATAATTGCGCCAGGTGCAGACGTGCTAGCTTGAACAACCAAGCCATGAATGCCGTTTGTAGCGTTTCCTGCTGCCAAATTCAAAGCCACTGTAGAAGTTCTGGTAAATGAGTCAGCAACGTATGGTTGTTGTGATGTTGTTCTTGTGCCACCAGTAACGTTTGTAGAACCTGTAAAAGGTGCTGCTGCAGTAATCGGCGCCAATGCCACAGGTGTCCCAGTGTTTGTTTGAGTGTGTGTCAGAAGTGTATCATTTGCGCTACCACCAATAGCAGCCAATATACCTGCGTTTGTATTTCTAAATGTCGCACAGTTATAAATTCTTGACGTGAGTGTGTGTTCTATACCTGTTGTCTGGTCAGTAACAATCTGCACCCCGTCAGTAAGGTTTGGGTAGGCGCGCAGGTAATACAATACCGTTAGGGATTCATCTGCAAAAATGGTAATAGTTATAGGATTGCCATTTGCATCAACAATTAGTGAACGGCTAAATAGATATTGAATAGTTAAGTTAGTACCGGACAGAGTGCCGTTGCCTACACCAACCTCAGAAATATTACCAACTACCGCCCCAACTGCAAAGTTATATTGCATGGTTAGCAAGCTAGAGTAATTTGGGGCACCCTCATTAACGCCTAAGGTAGCCGTGCTATTTGAAGATAAGGCACCAATTTTTGCGCCTAAATCAGTATCTGTCACAGCAGGCGGCGTGGTGCTTGTGCCCACAAAGCAATTATTCAGGTTGTAGTTTCTGGGATTACCTCCGAAAGAATTAAGACCCATATTTGTTATAAGGTTTTTAAATGGGCCAATTTGGCGAATTTTACCAGTTTTGTGGTTTTTAATGCGCAAGCAGTAATGGCCTTCAACCTCAAAAGATTGACTAATCATGATAGATTTATCCTTTTCACAGTTACATTGCTAATATTCATTGGCTCGGGCACCCAGTTTACATATTGAATATCCCGGAATGTTTTAACCCTTGAAACGCCAATTTTGGAAATATCCATATTGTGCGTTACTCTTAGCGGCGCGCCGGTAAATATTCTACTAACACTAATTTTGGAAATATCCATATTGTGCGTTATTCGCACAGGGCCACCGGTAAATATTCGGCTTACATTGGCGCTGCCTAAGTTTAAATTATCAATCCCAAAATTAGCTGTAGGAGGCTCCCTGCTGTCTATGGAAATGCCATACACGGGCCCTGCGTCTAGTTGATCGCTAAATATCACCGGGTAAGGCGTGCTAGTCAGATAAAGCACTTCAACCGTAGGCAGCATGCCGCGCCCGCGTATCTCTACTGTTGCTCGGACAGACCAATAGCCCTGGCCATCTAAGCCCCCTCCTACAAGTTGCCATGCTGGAGGGTCTATAAATCTAAACACGTTGCTGCCACGCTGCCAGGGCAAAGGCCAATTAGCGGCAAACCAACCGCCTCCAAGCTGCTCCCATTCCACCCACCATTCTCTAAATACAGCAGCTTGGGGAGGCGTAAAAACAAAAGCCACTGTGCGCGTACCGTGGCGGTCGCGTTGCACATTTCTGGTGTTTTTAATGGTGCCTATAGTGCTTATTTTTCGGCGTTCAGTGGGAGTTACCACCCCCACCATTGGCGCGGGCAGTGTCTCAGGGTATTCTGATAAAACGCTGCTCATGTCAAATGCACTTCCACGGCTGATTTGAATAAAGTTGTACGGGTTGGTGCTGCGGTAGCCCGCAGATCTATTGTCACGGATGATTGTAGCGCTATCAAGCCCTCCACATTCACTGTGCCGCTAAGGGCTACTGTAACAGCAGACGAAAACGTCACATTAGCAAAGCCACCTGTGAGGGCCACACTAGCGGTAGATTTTAGGCTAACGGGGGCTGGAGCCGTAGCCCTCCCCAGCAAAGCAGCAGTGGCCACACTTTTGAATGGGGTCAACTCTGGGCCAAAATCGCTGCCAACCCCATACAGTCTTAGCTCTGCTGAAACAAGCCAATAGCTTTTGTCCACGCCTTTTGCCCAATGCTGAAACGCTGCAGTGTAAGGCCCTGTGAACTGCGCGCTATACCAAATGTGCCCGGGCCCCATGTCGCGCACCCGGGCAGAAAAAAGCCGCTCGCCCGCTAGTAGGTCATTTTCAAACCAGCCTTCAAACACCATGGCCTGCAACTCTGTGAGCATCAGCGACACATTGCGTGTTATAGGGGGCATGCTGAACACGCGGCGTTTTCGGTCATGCCCCGTGGACATGGGCACCCGCCCATAGGCGCTATCGTCGGTGCCATCAAAGCCATTTACCAGCCAGGCGGGCAAGCCTTCTGGCATCAGGATTTCGGGTAATTGGTCAAAATTCATCGATAGAAACGGGGCGTGCCCGCACCTCTGTTAAGTCCAAAAGATGTTTGCACGGCGGTACCGAGTCGGCCACCTCTGCTAACGTCTGCTGCTGCAGCTTCAATAAACAAATCCAGCACGCGGCCATCTGCGGATTGCCGCTCTGTTGCTGTAACTTTGCTGTCAGTCTGGTTGTAAATATTAACGCTCATGTTTCCACCAGGCGCCGCGCCGCCCGTACCACCACCGCTGCCACCATGCATGTTGTCCACGCTGCCCGATCTGTCGCCCATCATGAGGTATTGATTGCCCCCTACATTCAATAGCTCTGGCGTGCCTTTTTCGTTCACGCGGTACATGCTGCCCGCCTTAACTGGCCCACCATTGGCGCGGCCCGGTAGCTTCAAACCCAAGCCGCCCCCGCCACCTAGCGAGTAGTCAGTAGAGCCTAGCGAGCCAGTATTGCCAACTCCCAAGCCGCCTCCGCCGCTACCACCGCTCGCCGTGGGAAAGCCAAAGTAGCTGCCAAGGGCGCTGCCAAGCAACCCTGCAAATCCACTGGTAAGGCTTTTTGCGGCCATTCGGGCAATGTCGCTAATGATACTTTCAGCAAGACTTTTGAAACTAAATTTGCCTGTTTTGACAAACTCCACTAGCGCGTCTTCTGTGTTCTTTAGGAAATTTCCAAAAGCAGTCTCTGCCTGCTTGGCGGTGTTTGTTGCAGCCTCTTGGTATTCTGCAATTGCTCGCAGCGCCCCCACTCGCCAATCTGCGTCAAGTTCTTTTTTGCGAGTGGTGTAAGCGTCATACGCCTCCAAGCTTTTGGTTTGATAGGCCTGCTCCACCTTCAATTGGTCATCGTAGAGCTTTTCTACACGCGCCAAATCGTTTTTGTCAGCCTTGGCAACAGCATCCCGCCTGCGGTTCTGGATATCCTCCACACGGTTTGCAAATTCCTGCTCCATCTGGGCACGCTCTGCCATCTGGGCACGCGCATCGCTACCCATTGTCAAACCATCAATGTCCATGGCATATTTCAACAACTGCGCTTGCAAATGGCGCTGCGTGGACAAGCTAGCGTTTTGCAGGCTAAGTGCGTCAGCAAGTTCTTTTTCTTTCACTGTGCGCGCATCAATTGTTGCGGCAAGTGCGTTAGCCTGTGCCAACTGCTCTTTGTTAAGCACGGCCTTGCCTGCAAGTATGTCGTACTGCACCCGCTCCAGCGCCGTCATTTTGCCAACTTCGGCCACGTTTTCTTTTAGTTGCGACAGGTACTCATTGGCCTTCTGGTTGCGCTCCAACTCTGCTAGCTTTTGGTACTCTGCCTGCAACTCTTGCAATGCAGTTTTGCTGAACTTGGACATTGTGCCCACGCCGCGCAAAGCCTCACTAATGGCGAAAATCTTTTGCTCAGATGTGGTTTTTCCAAAAGCCTCAATTTGCTTGCGAACTTCAATTAGGGCTTGTTCCTCTGAGGTTTGCTGTCTTTCAGCTTTGCTAGCACCTCCACCACCGCCGCCCTTTTTGCGGGATTGCAAGGCATCTAGTTTTTTGGCATTCGTCTCTAGTTGATTCAGCGTTTCTGCGCTGAACTCACGCATTTCGCCAAGCCCTTTGCGTGCCTGGCCAATGTCGTACAGGATGCTTGCAGCACCGCTCTTGCCAAAGGTCGCTAGGGCCTTGTCCATATTGGCAAGGGCCTTGGTTTCTGCAGCGCTAACACCAGACGCAGAACTGTTGAAGTTGTCCAACCCCAAGGCAGCAGCGTCTGCAGCCCGCGCAATGTCCCATAGCGCGGTATCCATGTTTTTGATGCTGGTGCGCGCTTTGTCGGTGCTTTGCGCAGCCTCAGACACAGCGGCCACATTCTTGTATTGCGTTTGCGTCCACTCTTGCGACATGCCGTTTGCTGACGCATAGCTGTTAACCATTTCTATCAGACGCGCATCAAGATCCTTGGCGCTGATTTGCTGGTTATCAAATTGTGCGGTAAGTTCCCGGATTTGCTCCCGCGCAGTATCAACCCACTCAATACCCGCCCTACCCGTGAAGAAGGGGCCCGCTATCAGCTTGTTCGCGGCAATGTCTAGATCATCAAGACCTTTGGCGATGTTTTTAGTTGCATCAATGCGCGCCAGTTCCTGCTGGCTCTGGGTCATGTTCTTTAGCTTCTCTGCAGCCACTTCTGCAGATGTCGCAAAGCCGTCCAGTGTTGCCTTGGCTGTAGTGTTGCTATCTGAGAATAGATAGGCTGCTGCAGCACCTGCAGCCAGCAGCGCCACAATGCCTGCGGGCCCTCCAAGCAATGCAGTAAGCCCAAGGCCAGCCGCCGCTGCGCCACGTTGTGCGACTCCCAAGCCTGCTACAGCAGCAGTGTGGGCCGCAGTAGCAGCGGCGGCACTTGTGTTGGATGCAATTAGACCACTGGTAGCAGCAGCATTTGCGGCAGTAGCGGCGGTGCTGGCCACCAAAGCTTGGGCCTTTTGTAGTTCTGCAGTAGCCTGTGCCCGCGCTGCCAAAACAGCCTGCATGCTGCTCACAACACTAGCTGCTGTTTGTGCGATATAGCGAGCTAGCGCACCGGCACCCAAAGCGCCAAGGGTATTGGCCACAGTGGATATGTTGTTGCCGAAAGCCAGCACAGCCTGCGACAAAACACCCGTGGCACCCGTGGCGCTGTTGGCCTCGCCTAAAAACACGCTTAGATTGTTGGTGACGTTGTTAAAGGCATCTTTCAGCGTGGTGGCCATGCCAGCCGCTGCAGCTTCGTTTTGTTGGAGCGATTGCCGCAAGCCTTCTGCCAGCATTGTTGCTGTAATCTTGCCTTCTACCCCCATTGCCCGAATTTCTTTGCTGCTCTTATTGCTGCTTGCGGCAATATCGTCCACAATGGTAGGCACCGCTGCAAGCAGAGATTCCCATGCATCGCCTTCCACGCGGCCTTTTTGCATGGATTTGGTAAAAGCGGAAATAGCAGACTGTGCGCGGTCGCTGCTGGTGGCGTTCTTAACAAACGACAGAGACAAAGAATCCGTAATATCCAGAGCCTGAGAAGTCTCATAGCCCATAGATCGTAAGGTGGAGCTTGTGAGAATGTAGGTTTCTTGCGCTTCTTTTAGTGGGCGGTAAATGGCGTTTGCTGTCTTGATAAGGCGCTGCTGCACCATTTCGTATTCAGCAGAATCACGGGTGGCCATTTTTATGCGCTCGGACGTTTCGTTATACGCCTCAGCCATGTTGATTAGATTCAACACGCCTGCCCCTGTGACCAAGCCCGCAAACAACCCACTCAGGCCCTGCAGCACCCCGCCCGTGCGCTCAGCTTGCGCGGCAATTTCTTTTACAGCGCTTGCCGTTTTAGTCAAGTTTGTTTGCAGGCCACGTTGCGCGCCATCGGCCTTGCCCATCGTGCTGGTAAGTTGGTCAATTGCCTTGTCACCGGCATTGGCAGCATTTACAAGCTGTGAGGTGTCGCCCACAACATCATAGTAAATTGTCCCTATTTTTTCATTTGCCATTTTTGCGACTCCTGTCTATTTCATCAAACCAAGCCATTGCTTCATCGTGTTCCACCATCGTAGGTGCGCTACCACCTGGCTCATTCTTTTTAGGATTTTGTACCTGTGGGAATTTGGCATTAAGAGCGTCAACAAGGGCTGTCATACTCATGCCCCACGCATCTGTGGTAGACATGCCCAGATGCGCTACTGCTAGAGCCACAAATTGCGAAGCCTTGAATTCTTGCATTGGTGTGTTGCTAGCAGCTGGGGTTTTAATTTCCACATCGCCCACCACCCCATGCAGCAACATATGGCGTGCCAAATGCAGCACATGTTCTAGCGGCATTTCACCCTCTTGCCAGCCCATAACACCATAGTAACCAACAGCCTCTGTGGCCGCATCTTTGTCTTCTGCACACGCTAGCAACACTGCCATTGCATCCCACATCTGCAAATTGGTGTCCGCCGTGCCCATAACAGATTCAAATAGGGCGACAATTTCCGCAGGATTGCCCAGGCTGGCTATATTCAATAGACTAGGCCTGAAAATTAAAAAAGGGACGCGGGCCCCGTAGAATCCCGCGTCCCCGTGTGCAGGGATTAAGTGCATTAGGTTTACTGGTTGGTGACAGTCACAACAGAAGTGGACGTCTTGGTGGGGTCAGCCATGCTGCTTGCTGTAATTGTAGCGCTACCGTCAGCTACAGCCGTCACCAGTCCCAAATTATTGACCGTAGCAATAGCTGGCGAACCACTGCCCCACACAACATTCTGCGATGCTTCTGCAGGCAAAACAGTCGGAGTCAGTTGCACGGTGCCACCGGGGGTGGTGATGTTGGCGGTGGTTGGTGCCACAACAACGCTAGTTGGCGCAGGGCCGGGCACTGGCGTGTCGTCCACAATCAGCCCAAAATCGCTGCCCGTGGCCATAGCTTCAAGGCTGTAGGTCACTGCGTCGTCATAAGGGACGCTGCGGCTCAGGGTGGTGAGCAGCATAAATGCGGTAAACGTCAGATCCGGGAAGGTCATGCGCATCCACGCTACGGGCTGACCATTGGTTGCCGTAGGGTTTACGAAATGCTTGGTCAGCTCAACCAAGTTGTTAGTGCCAGATGCCTTGGCCAAACCGTCACCAGAAATAGCCAAGGTTTGGAAGGTAGCCAAGTTTTCACGCAAGCTGCCGATGCTGTCATCAGCGGTGGTATCGATGTTGTCCCACGCCAATGCAAACTCTTTGGAGCGCATAGATCCGATGCGCTTCCAATCCGCTTCAACTGGCAGCGTGTCACCGCAGCCAATTGCATATTCCAGCACAACAACGCGGCCTACATACTTTTCTGTTTCGCATGCCATATTAAAAGCTCCTTCAAAAAATTAGTTCAAAATTTAACTGTGCCCATGCCCGGTCTTCTTCGGTCAGGCCTGGCCCCATAGCAGCGCCCAAAGATCGCACATGCGCTGCGCCGCAAGGTATTATCGCACGCTCTATCGTGGCGTTAATCAGGGTCTGTGCATCGCCCATAACCTCTAGCTGCTTATCACGGCCATTCTGCGGGCCAAGCAGAATTACCTTGTAATTGGCCCTCTGCAAATCCACAATGGTTGCTCCGCCCGGGTTCTGCTGGATAGACACTAAAAATTTGTCTTTATTCTTGGCAGTGTCAACCCAAGGGCCCACCCAAGGCGTGTATTTTGTGCCAAGCAGTGCGCTTAGCCATTCTTGAAATTCAACTACCATAGACAGCCTTCAAAATTGCAGGAATGTGCGGTGTTATTTGCGCAAAGCCCTTTGCCAAAAACTGAGGCTCACCGGCAGGACTCCAGTATGTGCCAACACCAGTGCCCCCGCCAAAAGCCTTGGGCACCTTGGGGCCTGCATCCGAATGGTTGGAAGTCCTGCCAAAGTCGGCGCGGGGCTGGCCTTTTAGTTTGCCTGGCGCGTCATGCACCCATTTGGCATATTCTGCAGCGTACCCCACGCGGCCATGGCCATCGCCAACCATCACTGGGCCAAAAGCGCTATTGAGCAAAAAACTGGTGTCAATAGGCACCATTAGAGCGGCCATAGCCTGACCTTGGGAAAGCACTGCGTAAATAGCTGCCTGTGTCTTTGTTTTGGCAACATCATCAAGCTTTTGGCGTAGCTTGATTTTTACAATGTTGGCGTTGCGTATAGGCATAGTCAGGTGACCAGCTTGTAATCGGGGGTGTCATTAAAGGCTGTCATTTCCCAAAATGTGCGGTGCAGAATCTTTTGCTTGCCGTTGGAGCCTTCAAACTCGATCATGTCGCCTTCCTGGGGCCTACCGTCTTCGGTGTAAATAACATGAGTGGCGACAAGCTCATGGCCATTTGCACCAGATTGCCCGCCTACTGCACGCTTTTCGTCTTCCACCGCCGTGACATTGCACAGGATGCTATACGGGTCGCCAAATTCCGGCTTGCCCGTCACGCCATTGATATCTAAAAAAGGCGTGACGGTAGCCGCGTAGGTGTAGCTCCAATTTGCAATGCTACTCACAGCAGCCCCCTTTGGAAACCCACAGTGCAACGCGGGCAGATCCTTCTGGATTTGATGGCACAAGATCGGCGGTGCAGCCCCACTTGTCCAAGCCCCGTAGCAAGGCATATAGGCCGCGCCAACGGTCGCCCACGGATTGGAAGCGGAAAGACTGCGCTGCCCCAGATGGTGCGCGCTGGCTGCTGACATAGCGGTCGCCTTGCGCAAGGCCCATTAGGCCCAGCAGGTACGACAGCACCAATGTCACTTGTCCAGGCGTGGCACCATTGGCTGTCAGACATTCCCCAACGCTATTGACTTGCTCAAGCAGAGCAAGCAAAAGATAGTCAGGCAGGTTGACACCCACAGATGCCAGATATTGCTTTGCTTGCTCTAGTGTCAACATTACTTGCTGCGCCCCGTGTTGGTCTTGGTGGTTGGTGCGTCGTCGTTGCCAGGTGTGGCAGGGGTCAGCTTGCCTTGGACTGGCTTGGTGCGCGTGCGCCAGAATGCGCTACCGTCACGAACCTTTGGGTCAAGATCCACCACATCGCCAGCTTTCATGCCTTCGCCACCATAAATATTGGCGGTCAATTCATACGCTTGTTTGCTCATAGCTCATTACTCCTATAAAAGAAAAAGGGCACTGTTACGCGCCCTTTTAGTTTACCGCAGATGCGGCTTATGCTGCCGATGCGTACAGCACACCGCTGCGACCTTGCGAATCGCTCTTGATTTCCAGGCCAGATGCACCCCACACTAGCACATGGAAGTCATCCATTGGCGTGACACGCGCAATTGGGGTACTGGTGACGGGCATGCCCACCAGAGGCCGGATGTACTGGCCAGACAGGATCATTGCGAAGAAGGCGTTACCCGTCACGGTGTCGGTCTTCTTCACAGCGGCCACGCCAGGGATGCGGCGCACGATATCCAGCAAGGTTTCTACGCTGCTAACCTGGTCATTGGCGATGCGCATCAGGTTGAACCAGATTGCATCAGACAGGTAGAACGTCACATCGCCGCGTGCGTTGTTGCCATCGCCCTGCAGGGTTTGCAGGGCTGCAATAAACGCACCGCGTGCCTGCTCCAGCGTGAGGGTGTCGCTAGTCAGATCCACATTCAAACCACCAGCACCCAGGTTCAAAGCCTTGGTAGATGGGTTGTTGGTGATGCCGTAGGAAGGCGTGCCCTTGAATTGCAGATCACGGCTACCGTTGACAAAGTTGTCAATAGTGCGGTTGCGGATAAACCGCACTGCGTTTTCTTGGTCGTCGGCCAAGCTATCCCAACCCGCTTCACGCATGCCGGTAAGCTCGCGCCAATTGCGGCCAACTTGGGTGGTGTGGATAGGGATCAAGGTGCCCGCGTAGGCATCCTCGCCCTTGTTCACTGGCTTGGCATGCTGGCCGTCCACACTGGTGCGAACTTCCAGCTCACCCGATGCCACCTTGCGGTACTCGGCCACGATAGCACCGATGCGCAGGGAGCGCGCCAGAGGCATCAGGTCGGCCAGCAGGCTTGCACCTTCGTCTGCAAGCATTTCGCGTTGCACAGTGCGGTCAAAATCGCGCCAAGCGTCAGCACCAAGGCGGGCATCGTTGCCCATCAAATTGCCGCCGCGTGCAGCAATAGCGATTTCGTTCTGGTTGTGGTTGGCACGCAATTCGCCAATTTGTGCCCACTGGCCCTTCAAATTGCGATGCGCTTCCAACTGCTTTTTGTCTACGTAAAATGCCATGTTCTATGCTCCTAGAGTGGGGTAAGCAGGCCTGGTGACTTACTTGATTTTGATGGGCAGCAACTGGCCTGCAGTGCTGGTGCCGGTGGTCAAGGGGTACGCATTGTCTGGCACATCCAGGTACGCATGCACGGGGCCGTCAGCAACAGCCGCGCCCAGGAAACCATTGGCACCGATTGCCAGCTTGGTATCGTTTACGATTGGCACACCAGCGGCAAGCCGTGCAGCGTACAGGTCGCCGCTGTGTGGCGAATACAGGCGCACGCTATCAGCATTTGCACCGGCAAGCTGGTCATTCACAGTGCCGTACATAGCTTCACCCACCACGTAGAAAAATGCATCTGTGACAGCGCCTAGCACCACGTCACCTGCAGCATTCACGGTGGCGCATTGGCCAGGTTGCA